ACTTTTTACCTGACTGAAGTTGCTGAAAATTACGCTGGGTTAAACGCTAAACGTTTATGTATTACTACTAATGATCGTAAAGGTCGTATTAAATCTAGCGTTGATGCTACCTGCTTTTTTGACGCTAAATTAAAATTTGGTTTTGAATTAACTCCTATTCAATCTGACCTCTTTGAATAAGGGGTTTTTATGAATACTAAAGATATTCTTGCTAAACTTCTCGCCACTGAAAATCTTACAGTGGTTCACGATAATGTTCCTACTGCATCATTCGATGTAAAAGATCGTGTCCTCACACTTCCCCAGTGGAACGACATGAAAGACTATACCTATGACCACCTCGTTGGTCATGAGGTTGGTCATGCCTTGTATACACCAGAGCAAGGTTTACATGATGCTGTTACCGACAAAAGTAAAGGTAGAGCATTCAAATCATTTCTAAACGTAGTTGAAGATGCGCGTATCGAAAAACTAGTTCAGCGAAAGTATCAAGGTCTTCGACGTGAGTTCGTCAAGTCTTATCGTAAGATGCTTGCTGAAAACTTTTTCGGTGGTGATATCAACGACGTCAATGAAATGAATCTGATCGATCGTATCAACGTATATTTTAAATGCGGGATGTCTGCTGGTGTTCGTATTGAAAAAAGTGAGCAACACTGGATCGACGAGATTGCTGTAGTAGAAACATGGGAGCAGGTGGTTGATATCTGCGAACGATTATATGCTGAAGCAAAAGACAAACAGCAAGAGCAAATGCAAAATATGCCATCGCCATCAGAAGAAATGATGCAAGGCGAAGAAGACGATGAGTCTGATGATGAAGCATACGATGGCGGTTATCAAGATGCTGAAGAGACTGAAGAGACTGAGGGTGATGAAGATTCTGAAGGTGAAGATAACTCAAAAGCACAAAGTGAAACTGAAGAGTCGTCTGAAGAGAATGTTGAAGATGCAAAAAGTCCTGAAGATAAGTTAGAAGATGAGTTGGCAGCGCATACTGACCAAATGCTTCGCGATGCTATCGAAGGTGAACATGGACAGAACGTCAACTTCTCCACCATTCAAACATTTATGACTACCGATATTAATCACAAACAATTTGTTACAGATTACAAAACTATTCTGAACACTAAATTTGCTGATATCCTTCGACCTCACCACGAAGATGGATATTATGCGGATGATCAATGCAATGCGTTTAATACTGCGCTTGAATCAAAGGCAAGTAAATTGCTGAAAGAGTTTACTGTCAACAACAAAAGAACAATCAACTACCTAGTCAAAGAGTTTGAGATGAAGAAGTCTGCTACTAATTACTCTCGCTCATATATCTCTAAGACTGGTGTGATTGACCCAGTGAAGATGAACTCATACAAATACAATGATGATATCTTCCGTAAAGTAAACATCGTTCCTGACGGCAAGAACCACGGCATGATTATGTATCTCGATTGGTCTGGTTCAATGGTCAACGACATATTCAAAACTGTTGAGCAGACTTTGAATCTTGTTCACTTTTGCCGACAGGTAAACATACCGTTCCGCGTGTATGCATTTTCTAATGCACCATCTGAGGATTTTTATGCTGAAGAACCACAATTAGATACCTCTAATATGCGGGAAAACACTCTTGTGCCAATCGAAAGGTTTCAATTGATAGAGTTCTTCAATAACAAAATGACCAAAAAAGATTTCAGTGCTATGAGTGGTCGTTTGTTGATGATGGCGAAATACTGCAGATATTTGAGAGATACATGGAGACTATACGGTACACCACTAGACTCTACTCTGCTTATCGCAAGTTCTATACACAATGAGTTTCAACGAACAAACCCAGTTGACATTGTTAATACAATTATTTTGACTGATGGTGATTCGCACAATACTAACGCGACTGTTACTTACGAAACACGTGATGGTGATGTGCGAAAAACTGTTTCTTCAATGAGACCACCTTCGCGACTGACTACAAGAAGTCGTCTTGAGAGATGCATTATCAATGACCATGTAACTAAAAACACATACAGTGTCAACAAAGATAACTGCACGAAAAGACTGATTCAAATGTATAAAGGGAGGACTGGTTCAACAGTGGTTGGATATCGTATTATCCCAGCAGCGAAATATAAATTTGTCGACACACTTATGGGTTTCGAAAAGACACGCGACTCTGCTGAGAACTACTATGAGTTGTTCAAGCGAAACAATTTCGTAAACGTAACTGGTCTTGGATATGATAAGTACTTCATGATCAAAGGTGGTAAGTCTCTTGAGACATCGAATGGTTCGTTTGAAGTCAGTGAATCTGCCAAAAAGGGCGAAATTCTCAGGAGTTTCCGTACTGCAAACAAGAAAAAGTTGGTTTCCAGACAGATGTTGAATGAATTTATTGAAGAAATTTCCTAAGTTATTGATTGAACATGAGAAATAGTTTGAAAAAAAGCTTGACACATAGTCCGTTTTAGCGTACAATGGATGTATTGATTGAGAAAAAACTATATTAATTTTTTGAGAGGGAAATATATTATGAAAACTTTGACTGAAAACCAGAGCAAATTACTTGACAGTGCTTTCGATAAATTTGGTGCTACTGCTACTACAAGAGAAATAGCAAATCTCGCTGAATCTATGGGAGAACCATTCCCGCATTTTATGCTAAAAGGTGAATATCGCATCAAGCGAGGTTTGTATGATCTAAATGCTCAGATCGTACCTATTACCAAAGCACCTGTTAAAAATTCTGTTGCTCCTGTTGCAAAACAAAATATGAATATGGAATCAGAATCGTTTCAGGAAAATCTTATTCCTGCGACTGATCCATTATTCACTCCCTTTGGCAACTTCAATCTTGTAAAAGATGTTGTCAAATCTAAAATGTTCTACCCTCTATACATTACTGGTCTATCAGGTAATGGTAAAACATTGAGTGTAGAACAAGCGTGTGCGGTGACCAAACGTGAAGTGATTCGCGTGAACTTCACGGTTGAGACTGATGAGGATGACCTCATTGGCGGTTTCCGTTTGGTAAACGGTGAGACCAAGTTCTTCAAAGGACCAGTTATCAAAGCAATGGAACTTGGTGCAGTTCTGCTTTGTGATGAGATTGATCTTGCTAATCCAGCAAAGGTTATGTGTCTTCAGTCCATCCTTGAGGGTGGCGGATATTTCATCAAGAAGACTGGGGAGTACGTTACTCCCGCATCTGGTTTCACCGTAGTCGCCACTGCTAACACTAAGGGCAAGGGATCTGACGATGGTCGCTTCATCGGCACTAACGTAATGAACGAAGCATTCCTTGAGCGTTTCCCTATTACTGTTGAGCAATCTTATCCAACACCAGCGATCGAGAAAAAGATTCTTGGAAATATGTTTGCTGATCTGAAAGTAAACGATGCTGAGTTTGTCGAGAAACTTGTTGACTGGGCAGATATCATTCGCAAGACTTTTTATGATGGTGGTGTTGATGAAATTATTTCTACTCGTCGTTTGGTTCATATTGCTAAAGCATACTCGATCTTCGGTGATCGTATGAAGGCGATTCAAATGTGTATCAATCGTTTCGACGATGACACTAAAGTTTCCTTCGCTGATCTTTATTCTAAGATTGACGCTGGTGTTATAGTAGAGGAATCTTCTGAAGAAGTTTCTTCTGAACCTGAACAAAAACTTGACTAAATAGGAAGTTTGCTTTATACTTGTATTATGAATTTATTATTATGGAGATATTATGGAACTGACGATTGAACTGAGCGAACTTCGCAAAAAGAAAATCTTTGTTGCTACACCAATGTATGGTGGGCAATGCCACGGAATGTATACTAAGTCAACTGCCGACCTCGCCAAGATGAGTCAGGCATATGACATCGATGTACGTTTCTTCTATCTGTTCAATGAATCGCTCATCACTCGTGCTAGAAATTACTGCGCAGATGAATTCGTTCGTTCAGATTTCACACATCTAATGTTCATTGATAGTGACATTGGATTCAATCCAGATGATGTACTCAGTCTTGCTGCACTAATGGATGAAAATGATCCTGATGGTAAGAAGATTGTTTGTGGTCCATATCCCAAGAAGACTATCGCATGGGAGAAGATCAAGCAGGCAGTTGATCGTGGATTCGCTGATAAAGATCCAAACAATCTACAGAAGTTTGTTGGTGACTATGTGTTCAATCCTGCTGAGGGTCAGACTACAGTAAAACTCAGCGACCCTGTTAAGGTGCTTGAGGGTGGCACTGGATTTATGATGATCACTAAGGATGCCTTCACTAAGTTTGATGAAGCATATCCTGACTATTCGTATCTCCCTGATCACGTAAGAACAAAACACTTTGATGGTTCGCGTGAGATCATGATGTACTTCCAAGCACTTATCGATCCTAAGACTAAACGATATCTCTCAGAGGACTATATGTTTTGCCAGTGGATGCGTGAGTGTGGTGTTGATACATGGTTATGCCCTTGGATGCAACTAGATCATACTGGTTCATATACCTTTGGCGGTTCTTTGGCAGACCTAGCGCAGATTGGTGCTACTGCTACTGCTGATCCTGATAAGATAGGAAAGGAAAAACGCAAGTGAGTGAATACAAATATAATGAAGCAGAACTAGTACAACAGTTGATGAATTACATCGACAATACCTATGATCAACACTACAGCAAGAATAAATTCCAAGCATCGGAGTTTATTTTTGATGCTGGTCATGGAGCAGGATTTACCATTGGCAATATTATGAAGTATGCTCAAAGGTATGGCAACAAAGGTAGTAAAGAAGAAGCAAGAAAGGATCTAATGAAGATCTTACATTATGGAATTATGGCGTTGTATAATCATGACGCACAACATGGAGTAATAGATAATGAAAATCAGTGAACAAACCTTCAACGTGTTGAAGAACTTTTCTAGCATCAATCCTTCGATCTCAGTCAAAGCAGGTAACACACTGCGCACAGTATCTGAACAGAAAAACATTCTGGCACAAGTTACTGTTGCTGAGTCGTTTCCTAAAGACTTTGCAGTGTATGAGTTAAATCAACTGTTGGGTCTTGCTACTTTGTTTGAAGATGGTGAGTATGATTTTGGTGACAATGCGCTGACTATTAGTGAAGGTAAGAACTCCTCGAGTTACACCTACACTGATGCGTCTATGGTAACTGCGCCACCTGAAAAGGCAATCGAACTCCCATCAGTAGATGTTTCGTTTGATCTTGCTTGGGATGATCTCAAGAAGATTATTAATGCAGCAAATCAGTTGGGACTACCAGAGATTATGGTGAAGGGAAGTGGCGGAAAGATAACACTTGTTGCTACTGACAGCAAAAATCCAACATCTAATAAGTTCTCTCAAGATCTAGATCTAACAACTGATGCTGAGTTTGACTTCGTATTCAAAGTTGAGAACTTCAAGTTCATTCAGCAAGACTACAACGTATCAATCTCTCAAAGGGGTATCTCTCACTTCAAAGGTAACTCTGTTGAGTATTGGGTAGCAACTGAAGCAGGGAGCAAGTACAATGGTTAATCTCAACGAGGATATGGTAAAGGCGATGATATCAATAATTGATATGAGCGCAAAGGCAGGCGTGTTCGTTGGATCTAACATTACTGTTGCGGGACAAGTCAGAAGTGAACTTGAAAGAGTGTTACAAGAATCAGAAAAGGTAGATGAAAATGAGTAATGTGGTGATTCCTAGTGATGATGAGTCAAAGAAGCGTATTCGTAATGCGCTCGAAGAAATTTCTAACTCCATGACACGTATGGGTGCTGAACGTGATCTAATCAAAAACATTCTACAGGATGTTGAGGATGACACTCAGGTGCCAAAGAAATACATTCGTAAGATGGCAACTATTTTTCATAAGCAAAATCTTAACGAAGTCAAAGCAGAAAACGATGACGTTGAGACGCTATATGAGGCAGTAAATTCTTAATGTTAGAAGTATATAAATTATTTCCAACATCAGTTTTTAGAAAACAAAATGTATTTTCTAAAGAAGAACTAAAATTGATGTATGAATATTTAATTAATTTGAATACTGATCGTCATAAAGCTTTAGATGGTGATTCTAGCAGCAGTCATTTTCTTGAGAATTATCCTACCCTTGATTGTCTAACTGAGTTGCAATCGAATGTAGTTCCTAACATAAAAAAAGTAATAAGTTATTACTTCGATTATTATGCAAAAACAATGGGAATAATAAAACTAAAGCTAGGCAATAGTTGGTTTAATATTCAAAATGAGGGTAGTTTGTTACGCGACCATAATCACGATGGATCTGTTGCCAGTATGGCATTGTATGTTAATACACCTAGTGGTAGCAGTCCAATAGTTTTTCAAAACCCTAATCTTACATCAGAGTTTAACAATACAGTTGAACAATACAATGAATATAACTGGACTAGATATGAATTTAATGTTAATGCTGGGGATCTAATCATATTTCCAAGTTGGTTGAAGCATGGTAGTGGATATCATAAAAATGATTCTTCTAATAGAATGGTCATTAGTGTGAATTCTAAATATGAATACGAATAAAACTGTAACAAGAAAACGCCACATTGCTAAGACTATCACTTGGCGTATAACTGGTACAATCGACACGATGCTTATCGGTTGGTTTGTAACTGGTAGTCTGGAAGTCGGAGCAATGATTGGCGGTATTGAAGTCGTAACTAAAATGATT